ATCGGGGTCGTAGGGTTTGCTGTAGAACTGCCGTGATACTTTAGGCAACGCGTTGACAACTATGACATTGATAAAACCATCCCGCACCTTACCGGCTTCCTTGCCGTTAATCATGCGGCGGAAAATGCCCTTGTTCATAGCGATACGACTGCCACCTCCACCTCCACCGGAATCGGCGAGTGACTTGGATAACGCGCTAACCTCACGAACACGCGTGGTCGCTACGGAAGTGGACTGTTGGAAAATACTGTTGCTCATGCTTTGCTCCTTCTGACGGATATAGTGTATTTGCTGTCTGCTTGTAATCCCATCGGCAGCTTGTCGGGGTTTTCTTCTAGGAACTGCTTTAGATTGGTTTGGTGAATGCGTCTCTCCAGTAGCCCATATACATCGTTCTCTTTAATAAATGTGTACATCGATTCCCAATCGTTCGTCCAGTAGCGTGTATCTACCTTACGCATGATTGTGCCAGCGGTAGTCTTGATGCTTGTTGCGTTGTTAGCGGCGCATATTTCTAACAACTGTGCGGAAATTACATCCCGTTGGGAACGTAACTCTTCCTTCTTCTCCTCGTAATCTGCGGTGAGTTTTGCTTCCGCGTCACGAATTTTTATGTAGATACCCGCTAAAACATCTGGCGGTAAAACCTCTGGAACTTCAGCATCCATGTTAGCTCCTTATGTATGGGTCGTTTGCCCATTACGTTCAGTCTAACCATGCTCCTTGACTCTGTCAAGCTATTTCTTCAACTTCGTTTTTATACAGGTCAAGTATTTTTAAGTGCCCGGCTATATTATTTTGCAGCATATTATATAACCGTGTTTCTATGGGACTGCCTTTGATGTGTACTACAGTCATGGGGTTTATTTGCCCCGGCCTATCTATACGCGCATTTGCTTGAAGATAGGTTTCTACGCTAGGAACAGGTGAGTACCATATGATTACGTTGGCCGCAGTAAGAGTTAACCCATGGGACGCAGCTTGCGGTTGGATAATCAACACCCGTATATCCTCTCCTTCTTGGAACCGTTGGATGATGGAGTGCCGTTTGTTGACCGACACCTGTCCGTTAATGACTTCCGCCGAGATGCCTTTTTTGGTAAGGAAGTCGTTTAGTAGGTGTATGGTATGAGTGAAGGGGACGAAAATAAGCACCTTATGGCTAGCTTCGTTTATAACTTCTTGTATTACGTTCAACCGACTACTCACGTCAAACTCCACAACCTCACCAGTATCGCTGTAGACCGCACCACCAGATATCTGTAGTAACTTATTCAGGTTCACCGCTGCGTTAACAGCCGTTATCTGCTCACCGCCGCCGACATAGTCATTTGCTTCTTGAGCATTAGGTAGTACTTAATCTGCTGCGGTGTTAATGGTGCGTCTCGTTCTACGTAGGTAACACTAGGCAAATCTAAACACTGGGACTTCTCAAACCTAATCGCGGGTTGCAGTACCTTATGCACTATCGCTTCGGCTTGCGGCTTGGGAGTCCACTTAAAGGTGTTTATTTTATACATCACCGAGTCACGAAACTGCCCAAAAAACTTAGGTGTGTTCAGGGGGTTCACCAGCTTAGCCAAACCAAACGCATCCTCCGGCGATTGTGCTGCGGGCGTACCGGTAAGCATCCACATGCCTTTGGCTGTTTTGTTTATATCCCGTAGCGTCTTCCACCTAGCGGTTTGTGCATTTTTATAAGCGTTCGCTTCATCAACCACAATTAAATCAAACCCGCCAGCAATGATGGTGTCTTTAACTATCTCTACCCCATCGTAGTTGATGATGACAAATTCAGCGCCGTTGTTGATTAGCTTCTTGCGCCTATTAGCCTCTCCGTAAGCTACATCGCAGGTACGATGTATTGCAAACTTAAACAGGTCGGCTTGCCATGCGGACTTCATAATAGATAACGGGCAAATCACAAGCACACGTCGCAGGATACCTAGCGTCATCAGGTAATCACATGCCCATATAACGCTCGCTGTCTTGCCGGTACCCTGTTCGTTGAAGCAGAATGCCCTGCGGTTAAGCGTCAAGAACTCTGAGGTCTGCTTCTGGTGAGCGAAGGGGCTATATTTGCCCGGCCAGTTGTAGTCCGTCAGAATGTTATTTGGTTTTGGGGGTGTTACGTTTGACTGTGTGGTCGGCATTGCGGCTGAATGATCTGTTTGCGGAAGAAGGTTTAACCCTAAGGTTACTCGTAGCATTCGTGCCCCCTTTGCTAAGAGGCTTGGTGTGGTCAACATCTTTTCCATCTCCTGTATGCACTTTCCCTTGTTTGGCTAACTGCGCACGTGCGGCGTTGCGCTCGGCTCGTTTCTTAATCTGGTCGGGCTTACCTTGGTATGTTTCGTATTCGTGCTTATACGGACGTGGTTTGTTGACGTAGGGCATATGTATCTCCTTATCATTGCGCGGCTATCTGTTTAAATGAAGCAATGGGTATATAAACACATCGCTCTATATCACTAGGGTCGTTACGATCTGTGCGCCCCCCGATGGATTCGTCGTATCCTGTACCAACTTTAGCCATAAAGAGTCCATCCGTAAACTTAATAACTAAGAGGAACGGCGCGTTTTCTTTATGCGCCCAATCCAATCCCTTCTTGTACTTAGCGGAACTCAGCATCAATGTAGGGTATTTGTAGCTAGCGTTGCCCCTAACCTTGATCTCCGCTATAGCTTGCACCTTACCGTCTTTAACGAACTTGCCGTTCACCGCATGCAGTGGGGGATACTGCTCGTAGGTGCAATCAAACACGCTACAAAATTTAGCTGCTATCTCCAACTCCCTTGCTACGTTCGTAGAACTTTCGTATCTAGGTCTCACCTTCTTGGCTCCTTGTAGTTGATACATGTCTTGACTGGGCACCACCCGCAGAGAGGGCTAGCTACGGCATTCCATACTCCGTTTTGTATAGCCTCTTCAATCCGCGTCACGTCATACTCAGAGGGTGCTATGTATGACTCGCTGTCATCTCTGTAGTGGGTGCGCTTCACAAACTCATTGCTGACTACAAATAGCAACGCAGAATTAATCCGGTTTACCTCGGGGAAGTGAACGAATATAGCCGTTGCCAGTAGGTCAAGCTGCTTTGTATCCGCGTACTTGGCGTTCTTACCGGTCTTGTAATCCACCATAAACGCAACGTCCTTTTGGACGATGAGCAAATCCACTATGCCCCGCCACCACACATTTGGGGCGAAGAATTCGCACGGGGTGTATTCTTCTTCCTGCTTGGCTAGCCCCAATCTAAGTTCGCAATGCTTTTCACCGGGGATTCTATTGAGCGCATCCAACACGTCTTGAATGTAAGCAAACTTCTGTGGGATGGGTTCGTTGTTTTTTATGTATTGCTCAGCGGCTTTATGCACTTCATTCCCATACACTAGTGCGGTAGTGCTTGATTGCTTCACATCTTTGGCGATACTCAAGTGGTAGTACTTCTTCGGGCATTGCTGGAAGTTTTTTATCGAACTGTACGACCACGTTATCGCCATATTACTCTTTCCTTTTCCTTGGTTTGACTGCGGCTAGCCCCCGATTGCCGCTATATAATACCTCCGTCGCCTTTACTTTGTCCAGCATAAGGTCAGCCATGGCTACCGCTTCCTCTGCTATAGCCATTTTGTCCCCCGTTCGTCCTCGCGTGATATACCCAAGCATAGCTAGTCCTGCGTACAAATTACGTAGCTGTTCATCTTCGTCGGTCATTGCTTGCTCCTCATTGCAAACTCTTCTTCGGCGCGGCATACCAAAATTCATCAAGGGCAAATGGCTTTAGCTTGATCGGATTTTTCCTTGACTCATTCACGGTAAATAAATGTTTTTGAAAAATACTCATCAATCGTTCGTACCTGCTCATTTCTTCTTACCCTTCACAAGCTGCACCGGCGAGACTTGCTCGACCTCCATGCGATACTTGCGTATGGTCTCAGCCACATCGGTTAGCACCGGCTTCGTCGGTACAAAGCTGCACCCCACATCAATAATGTATTTGTTGCGGCCACGTAGGTATGCAATGGCTTCATCTAGTTTGTCTTGTCTCATATCAACGCCTCGCCGTAGTCCAATACTTACTACGTTTTATATACTTTCGCTTTTCTTTCTTGACTTCCGTTTTGGCGACGTTGATGAGTTCCTGCGCGTACTGCTCAAGTGTGAGTCCAAGTCGCTTAGCGATTCTAACTTCGGCGGGAGTAATAATAACGTGCTTGGGTTTACCGGAAACGGCCAAGTCAGGGGCAGTGTCTGCGGGTTCGACTTTGTAAGGTGCTTCATCGTTACGCTCCTCCTTTGCTTTGTCAGACAACTTTATCAACGTATACAACATACAAACAGCAACAGCCATAACAACAACTACAGCGATGATTTCCATGATTATCTCCAGATGTATTCTTTAGGGCTTGCTACTTCGCACTTGTTGCCGCAGACATCGCACTTAGCGAATGCCCACTTCATGTCGAGCCAGCTAAAAATCTTTCCTCCTAGCTTGCCCGCGCATGGCACGCAGATAGCTTCGTACTCCAGCGGGGGCTTCATCTCCCGCGCCTCCTTCTCATAGTGCGACTTCATAAATAGTTTCATTCGTTCTTCTCCCTATCTATCGGCCCCCTAAACATATAGCCGCCGAACGCCTCCAATACTTTCCCTGCTATCTCGTCCCTTGTCTCAGGTGTAGCAACTTCATCAACGGCTTCCCACAGCATCCTGAGCATGTCTTTAGCTATTTCGTCCGGTGTCAGTATCATTTCTTCTCTCCAATTCCAAAGTGTTTTTTCATCTCATCCCCCACGCTGTAGTGAACACCGAAACCTTCAGAGACATACTCATCCGCGAACCTCGCGCACTCCAGAACAATTGCTACCTGCCAATTTTCTGGGGAAAAACGGTATGTGCTTTGTATGATACTTTGAACCTCGCTACACATGACCTTGACCGAGTTGTAACCCTCTGTGTCATTCCTATCTGCAAGGTCATACGCCTCTTTCATGATTCTTATTCTTACTGGTTCAAACTCTTCATTTGTCATGTGTTCTTCTCCTTGAGCTTAACTTCTACTGCTCTCATTGCCACCTCCCGCCCAATCATAAAACCCTCTGCGTCATAACTGCACTGCGTTATCTCATCATCCGTCAGCCCCACCCACTCACGCCTTACATCCAAAGGCCACACTTGCCCAAGCGGTGTAAACAGGGGGTCGTGCTTGTCGGTGCTAACGTGGTGGTTCGTGGGGTCGTACCATGCAATAGTCATCCGTTCTTCTCCCTTAACTTATCCTCAATCTTCTTAAACAAGTCCCGTGTGTACGGCGGCACAACCGCTGGGTAACCCGCCCCAGCACGGCCTACGATGTCGAGAATCTCTTCATCCGTCAGGCTGACCCATTCACTCTTTGGCGGTTCAAGATCACCTAGAAACCGTGA